AGCAAAGATTACGTTGATGCATTTATTGCCGGTCAAGAAGCAATTGCAAACAACATTGGAAACGAAGTACGTGCTGGTGTTGGTGGTAATGAAAGTTACAACGAAATTGTCTCATGGGCAAAAGCATCGTTGCAACCAAACGAAATAGCTGCATACAACGATGCAGTTAATTCAGGAAACTTAGACACTATTAAATTAGCTGTTGGTGGACTGAAAGCAAGGCATGATTCAGCTAATGGAGTAGAGCCTCAATTAGTATCTGGCAAAAGTGGTCCAGACTCTACTAATGGTTTTGATTCGTGGGCTCAATTAACTGAAGCAATGAAAGATGTTCGTTATGCAAAAGATCCAGCGTATCGAGCTGAAATACAAAAAAAGCTAGCTACTAGCAACTTATAGAAAGAAATTGTTATGGCAAAAAAAGGTTTTCCTAAAAAAACTTAGTTGTGCAACCTTATTAGGTGGCAACCGCGGAAACATTAATTGAGTGTAATACACTTGACCCTCTACGGAGGACAATCTTGAATAAAAACTGAAATAAATGTGGAAGCTTTTTTAAAACAAAACCAAAAAGAAAAGGAATAACAATATGGCAAATGCTAGCCCCGTAAGTGTGGGTAGAGTCAATGCATCCGGATCTGAAGACGCTTTGTTTCTGAAAGTTTTCTCTGGTGAAGTACTTACTTCATTCGAACAAGCTTCAGTTACAGCTGGTGCTGAAATGGTTAGATCTATATCTAACGGTAAGTCAGCGACATTCCCTGTTATGGGAAGAGTTGCTGCTGCATATCACACAGCTGGTGCGGAAATCACTGGATCAGACGTAAACCACAACGAAAAAGTCATTACTATAAATGACTTACTACTTAGCTCTGTGTTCTTATCGAACATTGAAGAAGCTAAAAACCATTGGGACGTAAGAAGTGCGTACTCTACTGAAATTGGTAGAGCACTAGCTTTTCAAAAAGACAAACACGTTCTACAAACAATAGGTCAAGCTGCACAATCTGCAACTAACGTAACAGGCGGAGACGCTGGTACTGTATTAACTAATACAGGTATCGCTTCTGGTACTGCTGCGACTGCTGCTAATGCAATGATTGATTCGTTGTTTGATGCTGCTTCAAATCTTGATTCACATTACGTACCAAAAGAAGGACGTAAATGCTTTATCAGATTAGAAGAGTACTACAAACTAGCTAACGCTACATCTGCTGTAAACATTGATTTCAGTGGTGGCGCTAATGGTGGTGTTGCAGAAGGTAAAGTAATGAAAGTTGCTGGAATTGAATTAATTCCAACACCTCACTTTATATCTGCTAACATAACTAGTGGACAACCTGATGCAGGTACTTCAGCTTCTGTGGCAAATCCACAAGCTGTAAACCTTAGCAACTACGTTGCACTAGTATGTCACCCTTCAGCTGCTGGAACTGTTAAATTAATGGATCTAGCTGTTGAAAGCGAATATGACATTCGTAGACAAGGAACGCTAATGGTTGCTAAATATGCTATGGGACATGGTGTATTAAGACCGGAAGCGGCAATCGGAATTAAAGAAGCGTAAGCTTTATTATTACGATTATACAAAGGGAGCAGTCGAAAGGCTGCTTCCTTTTTTTTATTAAGGATTTATATGACATTTAGAATTACTGCAACAACAGAACTACAAGCTGTTAACACACTGCTTAGTATTATTGGTGAAGCTCCAATTAATACCATTACAAACCAAACAGGTGTTGATGTGGCACAGGCAATACAAATTTTAGATGAAACTAATGTTGAAGTGCAAGCAAGAGGTTGGCATTTTAATACTGATACAAACAAAAAAACTACAATTGATGACACTGGTAAAATTCCAGTTGCAAGTAACGTTGTCCAGCTTGATGCTGCTAAAGGTTATACATCACAATACAATATTGTTTTAAGAGACGGTTTTATTTACGATTTAGAAAACCATACAGACGCATTTACTTCTGCTCCAATAATCGACCAAATTACAATACAAAAGTTTGAAGCAATACCAGAAGTATTTAGAAAACTAATTGTTACACGTGCTGGTAGAAAATTTCAAGCACGAGTTGTTGGCTCATCAGAACTTCAAGCTTTTACAGAATTTGACGAGCAGCAAGCTTTAATTGATGCAGAACGAATTGATGCAGCAACAGCTGACTACAACATTTTAAGAGGCACTAGCCAAGTTTTTAATATTATTAATAGAACAGGACGCAGAACTTAATTAATGGCTTTAATTTCACAAAGTATTCCAAATTTAATTAATGGAATAAGTCAACAAACGGCAACACAGAGAAACATTACTCAATCTGAACTGCAAGAAAACGCTCAGTCAAGATTAGTCGAAGGACTTACAAAACGCCCACCTTTAGAGTACAGTGCAACCCTTGCAACTAGTGCTACTTCCATATCAAATTTATTAGTTGGCATACAGCGCGATGCTGACACGGCATTTACTGCATTATTTCAAAACGGTGATGTAGATGTTCATAATTTAAGTGGTGTTGAAAAAACAGTTAATTTTCCAAATGGCAAAGCTTATTTAAATGCTACTAGTCCAGAAACTATGTTTAAACACGTTACTGTGGCTGATTATACGTTTGTTGTAAACACTTCAATAAAACCACAAATGTTAAGTACTGTGTCAGCTGCAAAAATTGAGCGTGCAATGGTATACGCAAAACTTTCAAACTATGGTGCAATGTACGAAGTTAGAGTTAAACACCCAAGTATGAGTTACGAAATTGGTGTTCAGTTTCAAATGCCTACTGGAAATGCTTATAGCACTGATGCTAAATTTAGAGACACTTCAAAAATTGTAGACATACTTTGTTTTGGAACTTCGTCAACACACTGGTCAAGTGCGGCAGACGGTATTGGTTTTAAAACTGTGCGAACAGATACTGGTGTAACATTGAGTACAACACAAGGTCTTAAAAACTTTTCAGGTATTACAAACTATTTTACAACAGCAATTTATACATCAGTTTTAGATATTAAACCAACAGACGGAAATGCAAATTATACAGTTAAAACTGCTGACGGTTATGGTGGTAAAGCAATGTATGCCGTAAGAGACGAAGTACAAGATTTTATTGATTTACCATTTTATGCAGCAGACGATGCTATTATTAAAATTACCGGAGATCAAGGTGACAATCTATCTGATTACTATGTTGATTTTAAGCAAGAAGGAATATGGGAAGAGTGTGTTGGTCCGGGAGTTAAAACAAGTATAAATCCGGCAACAATGCCTCATGCTCTTATTAATAATAACGACGGCACATTTAAATTTGAACAACTTGCTTGGGGAGAACGAAAGTCAGGCGATGAGTATACAAATGCTAATCCAAGTTTTATTAATGTTCAAATTAATAATATTGTATTTTATAAAAACCGTTTAGGATTTTTAAATGGCGAAAATATAACACTAAGTGAAAATGGCGAATACTACAATTTCTTTAGAACTACTGGAACTGATACACTTGATACAGATCCAGTTGATATTGCTGCATCGTCAATGCAAGTATCAACGTTAAAACACGCAGTAGAGTATAATGAGCAACTTTTATTATTTTCTGATACTACACAATTTATTTTAAAATCTAGTGACGGAACATTGACGCCGTCTTCAGTTTCAATTGATGCAACAACAACGTTTGAGCATGATGCAGCTAACGAGCCAATACCTGTAGGAAACTATATTTATTTTGTACAAAAGCGTGGAGATTTTTCTGCAATACGAGAGTACTACGCTGATAATGATACTTTAACAAATGACTCAGTTGATATTACAGCTGGTGTTAGTACATATTTACCAAGTCAAATAAAAACGTTTGCTAGTGCTCCAATGGAAGACACAATGTTATTTGCAAAAGGTCAAGAAGTCTATGTTTACAAATATTTTTGGGATTCAAATGAAAAAATTCAAGCGTCGTGGTCTACATGGAAATTTGATGTAACAATTGTTGGAATGTTTGTTGTTGAAAGTACAATTTATTTGTATGCCAATGATGGAAGCAAATTCAAATTATTTACAATTGATTTACAAAATTTAAAAGACGACTCGTTAACATTTAAAATTGCTTTAGATCATAGAGTAAAAATTACTGGTGGATCATTTAATGGTTTAATAACTTCATTTACAATGCCATACGGTGAAAAAACAGGTTTAATTGCTGTTGATGCTACAAATGGCGCTGACTTAGTAATTGCAAACTCTGGTTCAACGTACACTGTTGAAGGCAATCACCCATCAGTTTATTTTGGTACACAATTTTTAACTAAATACAAATTTTCAACTTTTTATTTAAGAGAAGAAACACCAAGAGGAAGCATTGCTGTTACTTCAGGCAGACTGCAAGTTCGCAACATGAAACTTGATTATCAAAATTCAGGATTTTTTACAATTGAAGTAGATCCAGCAAATGGTGACACAAGAACGTATACTTTTAATGGACGAATAATTACTAATCCTTCGTTTTTACTTGGCACACCAACAATTTTATCAGGCACATTTAATGT